AAGATGATGATGGCAGATCGTCAGCAGAAAGCGGACATCGCCAATCAGGAGAGAGAATCCGCATCCAAATCGGCAGACGCAGCAGCGAATAGAGTAGGCAACGATCCGTTTGCTAAACTGACCCGTCGTATCTTTGTTCTCTCAATGGTCGCATTGGGTGCATGGGCAATGGTCGGTGGTCTCACTGGTCTTGACATTATTGTTCCGATCACTCAGGAAGTTGGTGGTTCTTATCTGTTCGGTATTGTTGACACACAAAAGACTGTAACAGAATTCGTCAGACTAGAAAATGCCCTTGTACACTTTGAGTGGCTGAAGACTTCTATCCTTGCTGCGGGTGCATTCTATCTCGGCAAGAGTTAAGTAACAACTTTTCAAATGATATAAATAGTCCCAGTAGATAAACTCTCTGGGACTTTTTTATGGCAGCTCCAACTACAAGAACTGAGTTTAAGAAGTATTGCCTTCGTGAACTTGGCGCACCAGTTATCGAAATCAATGTTGATGACGATCAGGTTGACGATCGTATTACTGACGCACTTGAATACTATCGTGACTTTCATTACGATGGTTCATATCACGACTATTACAAGTATCAAGTAACATCAGCGGATATTACCAACAAGTACATCACGCTGCCAGAATCTATTATTGGTGTTGTTAATCTGTTTCCAATTGGCGCTGGTCTTAACACCAACAATCTATTCAACCTTCGATATCAGATTACACTGAATGAAATCTATGACTGGGCGCATGGGCAGTTTGCTCACTACGCTATGTCGATGGAACGCATCGCTCTAATGCAAGAGCTGTTTGTTGGCAAACAGATGTTCCGTTTTAATCGTCATATGGATCGCCTGTACATTGACATGGACTGGGAGGCGAAGGTTACTGCAGGTGAGTACATTATTATCGAATGTTATAGAACGGCTGATCCTGACACGTTTGCGGACGTCTGGGGCGATCGTTGGCTTCGTAAGTACGCCACGCAATTAATTAAGCGTCAATGGGGCACAAATCTGAAAAAGTTTACTGGTATGCAGTTACCAGGTGGCGTTACCTTTAATGGCGAACAAATCTATCAAGAGGCAGATGAGGAGATTAAGCGACTGGAAGAAGAGATGATCAATACATACTCACTTCCTACTTACGATATGATTGGATAATCTCATGCCTACTGTTAATCATTATTTCAACAACTATACAAACTCGATGGAGCAAGTGCTCATCGAGGATCTCATCATCGAATCAATTCGTATCTATGGCATGGAAGTGTTCTATATGCCCAGAACAATTGTAAATGAAGATCTATTGTTTAGCGAAGATACACTGTCAACCTTTGATACTGCATATCCAATTGAGATGTACATTAAGTCTGTTGATGGGTTTGAGGGTGATGGCGATTTCCTTTCTAAGTTTGGTTTAGAAATTCGTGATGCAGTTACACTAACAGTTGCTCGTCGCCGTTTCTCTGAAGAGATGGAAGATATTGAAACAACCAAAGATATCGGTCGTCCAGCTGAAGGCGATCTTATCTATCTTCCTCTTAATGGCAAGATCTTTGAAGTCAAGTTTGTAGAACACGAATCTATTTTCTATCAAATGGGTTCTTTGCAGGTTTATGATCTGCGTTGTGAACTGTTCGAATACAGCCATGAGCAACTCAATACTGGTATTGATGTTATTGATTCGATTGAAACCGCATACTCTGGTGATATGAACTTCTATCAACTGCTGCTTGAAGATGGCGGTGGTTTGAAGTTTGAAGACGGTTCGTTTATCATCAATGATGGGTATCGTATCGAAGATACAGACAATCAAGCGAACAACGAATACTATACAACTCAGACTCAGACACTCAACTTTGTTGACTGGAGCGAGTCAAATCCATTCGGTGAAATCTAATGGCGAACTGGCAATATTTTTACAACGGTGTTACTCGAAAATATATTATCATGTTTGGTAATATGTTCAACGATATTCGTGTCGTGCGTAACAACAGCGCAGGAACACCAGTACAAACAATTGGCGTTCCTATTGCCTATGGTCCAGTAGAAAGTTTCTTACAAAGAATCAACTCTGATTCAAACATTGACCGTGAGATTGCGATTCAGCTTCCACGCTTATCATTTGAGTTGATCAATATGAATTATGCGCCTGAGCGTTCATTAAATAAAATGAACAAGAATACGAATATTGGTTCGGGTGCTAGTTCTGTTCGTGCTCAATATTCGCCAATCCCATATGATTTTCAAATTGCATTGTATGGTATGTTCAGTAACAATGAAGATGCGGTTCAAGTCAACGAACAGATCCTTCCATTCTTTAGACCTGAATGGACTTCTAGTTTAAAGTTGATTCCAGCAATCGGCGATTACTATGACATTCCTACAGTGTTCAACGATATGAGCATTGAAGATACATATGAGAATGACTTCGTTACTCGTAGAGCAATTATCTACACTTGGAACTTTACCATCAAAGGTTATCTTTTTGGACCAGTAAGCAACAGAGGTGTAATCAAACGCACCATTATTGATATGGTTGCTCAACAATCTAACAACGCAATTGACACTGAGATTGGTCCACATCATAAGATTATTCTTACTCCTGGTCAGTATGCGAATGGTTCACCAACCGCAAACTCAGCAGCAAGTATTTCTTATCAAAACATCAGTGCCAACAGCACTTGGGGTTATGCATTTGACAGATACGACTACTTTGATGGAGTGAACAGGCACAATCATTAACATATTAGAGTTTAGATTATGGAAAAATTTGATGTAATTGATAATTTTTTGCCAGAAAAAGATTGGGAATCTCTTTCTAATAAAATTTTTTCACCAGAATTTCCTTGGCACTATGGAGATTTTGTAAATTATGACAACTCTGAAAATTATTTTCAGTTTGAACATTTATTTTTTAGAAACTTCAAAATTTTTAGCGAACACTATGAACAAACTGTAAAATTATTTACAGATAGGTTGCCGATAAGATCTATTTCTAGAATGAAGGCAAATTTACTCACTAGAACTTCTTCTTCTGATTTTCATGGTTGGCATGTTGATGGTGACATTAATGATTCAGATATGATTACTGGCATATATTATATTAATTCAACTAATGGGAAAACTCTGTTTAAAAACGGGAAAGAAATTGATTGTATAGCAAACAGATTAGTTGTTTTTCCTGGAAATTTAATACACTCAAGCACTTCTTGCACAGACCAGAAAGTTAGAGTTGTCATAAATTTAAACTGGTTCTAAAAAATGAAAAATTTGACTGATAATATGAATGAGATTTTGGGAATTGAAGGTGACTTGATAATTGATGATCCTAAAGCACCGATTGTGGTTCCTAGATCAAAAGATCAAGCCAAAGACATACAGACTGACTATGAGTATGCTCGTAGCAATTTGTATCAGGTAATCGAAAAGGGTTCTTATGCGCTTGACTCATTGCTTGAGTTGGCAAAAGCATCTGAACATCCACGTGCATTTGAAGTCGTTGGACAACTAACGAAAACATTGGTTGACGCCAACAAAGATCTTCTTGCTATTCAGAAACAAGTAAAAGAACTGAAGAAAGAAGAAGAACAAAATGAAACTGCGAAAGGTGGAACAGTAAACAACAATCTGTTTGTTGGTTCTACTGCTGACTTATTGAAGATGATTGATAATAAAGAGTAACTGTTTATGATGAATCTTGTAGAAGAATTTTGGTTTTGTAGTCCAGTATGGTTTGTTGACATACCAGAAATTAACACAGAACAAATTAAAATGTATTGTTTATCTGAAGAAACTAAATATGACGGGAGGAAGTATAGTAATATTGGTGGGTGGCAAGGAGACGATTTTATACTTAATACATTGCCTGTGTTTGATGAATTGAATAATGTAATAAAAATATGCTTAAAAGAACTAGAATTAAAATATGACATAAAAGAAAACTGTGAATTTTATGCTGATAATTCTTGGATAAATATCAACAGATACAAAGATTATAATAAATCACATTTTCATAGATTTTCTGTGTTATCATCAGTATTTTATGTTGATGTCACAGATGAAAGTTCTGTTATAACATTCGAAACACCAAATATACTCCAAAGCAGTTTTGAAGACCCTTCATATTTTAACCACAGAAGTGGATTGACACTAACAGAAATATCTTATCCTGCGCAAAACAATAGATTAATTTTTTTTCCATCATGGCTTAAACATCGTGTTGCACCAAACATGAGCAATAACCCAAGAATAAGTATTGCAACAAATTATGGAATAAGATTAAGATGAATCAAATTGAAAAAGGCTATCTTGGTAATCTAAATCTAAAGCGCAAAGGTGTTTCGGTTGATTGGGACAAAGAGAAAATTAAAGAATTTCTTAAATGTGCCAAAGATCCAGTTTACTTCTCTGAGAAATATATTCAAATTGTTCATGTTGATCATGGACTCATACCTATTGTACTTTATGACTATCAAAAAGAAATTATTGAAAAGATTACAAAGAATCGTCGTGTTACGGTCGTCACAAGTCGACAGGCAGGTAAAACGACAACAGCTGTAGCAGTAATTCTACACTATATTCTGTTCAACAATCACAAGACTGTTGGATTGCTTGCGAACAAGGGTGATGCTGCTCGTGAAATTCTAGATCGTATCAAGATTGCATACGAAGCACTGCCGAAGTGGATTCAGCAGGGCGTTATTGAATGGAACAAAGGTTCGGTTGAATTTGAAAATGGTTGTAAGATTATCGCAGCAGCAACATCATCCTCAGCCATTCGTGGTAAGTCAGTGTCATTCCTGTATATTGACGAGGCTGCGTTCGTAGAAGGATGGGATGAGTTCTTCGCATCTGTATTCCCTACCATTTCTTCTGGTACAACAACCAAGATTCTATTTACAAGTACGCCAAATGGACTCAATCACTTCTACAAAACCTGCGAAGGTGCAAAGGATGGATCAAATGGTTACAAGTATGTTGAAGTTCCTTGGTATGAAGTCCCAGGAAGAGACGAAGCATGGAAGAAAGACACACTTGCATCCATGGACTTTGATATGCAGAAGTTTGCTCAGGAATTCGAGTGTGAGTTCCTTGGATCGTCAGGAACACTGATTGACGGCAGCAAACTCAAAGCATTGGTTGCTCGTCAACCTCTTAAAGAAAGTCATGGTGTTAAAGTCTATGAAGAGCCAGTAAAAGGCAACACATATTTCTGTATCGCAGACGTGTCACGTGGTAAAGGTCTTGACTATTCAGCGTTTCATATTATTGATGCGCAACAAATGCCATATCGTCAAGTATGCACATTCCGTGACAATCTTATTACACCTGTAGAATACACGGAAATTATACATAGAATGTGTATGAAGTACAACGAAGCACTTGTACTGACAGAAGTAAATGATATTGGCGCACAAATTCCAGATCTACTTCTGTTTGATTATGATTACGAAAATATCTTACATACGCAGAATGCTGGCAGAGCAGGAAAAAGAATTTCGGGTGGGTTTGGTAAGAAAGGCACTGCGATTGATAAAGGTATTCGTACAACTCAACAAGTAAAATCTATTGGCTGTTCGGTGCTTAAACTGCTGATTGAACAAGACCAACTTATTGTAAATGATTGGGACACTATTAACGAACTGTCAACTTTTTCGAGGAAAGGGGTATCGTACGAAGCAGAACCAGGATGCCATGATGACTTGGTGATGGGTTTAGTATTGTTTGGGTGGCTATCTGCTCAACAATTCTTCAAACAGTTTACCGATGTAAACACTTTGGCGCATCTTCGTGATAGAACACAAGAAGAAATATACGAAGAACTGCTGCCATTTGGTATAATTGATGATGGACAAAATGATATGTATGACCCAGGAAGTGCAAATGACTGGGGTGGAGATGCAGATATGGCAAATGGGAAGGTAACGAACTGGTTCTAAATACCGTCTTTTTATAAATAAGTTA